GGTACCTATAGGAAACCTAGGGTAAACCTTAGGAATCCCCTACCCCTTAGTTGCACAATATTGTGGGTCTCTCTTCTATGGTACGTTTTTGATGGTAACCGTTGATTTTAAAGGACTTTTTGTTTTCGCTATTTTGGTCGCTATATAGATCACGCACGCGTGAACCTGAGGGTCTCCCGAGGGTCAATTCTAGAAAACATCTAGCAATTTTCCTTTGTAATCAAGGCTTACCATCAAAAACGTACCATTGCAGAGAAGGCGTCATGCCTCCTCGAACTTTTTGTGCAACTCTGAGTTGTGTTGCGATGTGAATTCCGCTATACTCGGTTCACTGAATCAACGAACCCACGGAGCAAGACATGACTGAAATCGCGCTGCACTACGAAGCCCAAGCTGCCCTGGAAGAACGCATGTTGGCGAAGGGTGTCGAGCGTTACGAGGGCAATGCTGAGTTTGCGCATAGCTCGGGGGACCTGAGCAAAGCTGAGGAGCGCCTGTTCGATACGGCGTTACCGAAGATGGTCGAGGCTATCCGTCTCGCCCACTTTGCTGAACTGGAGAAGGGAAAGGAACGCCGGGTTCCCCACGGGAAAGCCATGGAGATTCTGGACCACACCCTGTTGGCCGGTATCGTCCTGAAGAACGCTTTCAACACAGCTACCAGTGAAGAGACACTGACCTCGATGTATGAGGCCATCGGGTATGAGGTCCGCGTAGCTATTGCGACCGAGCGCCTGAAGAACACTGATGCGAAGGCTCACAAGAAGCTGATGAACCCTCGCCTGACCCGTTCACAGCGTGCAAAGATCGAAGCTGCTGAGGCCCTTCTGGACCAGTTCCCGGAACCGGGGGTTGACGCTGAGTCCATGGTCGGCATCGGGGCTGGATTGTTCTTCCTGGCGCAACAATCGACTGGTCTCTTCGAGCACTTCGAGAAGACCGACGATGACTCAGGTGAGATCCAGATGCGCCTTGAGTTCACCGAAGCGGGACACGAGGCTCTCCAGAAGGTCAAGGATCGTCAGCAATGGACCACACCTGTGTATCAGGCCATGCTCACCGTCCCGAACCCTTGGGTAGCCTTCGACACAGGGGCATACAACGATGTCCGTGTTGCCAAGACCGTGAAGATTGCGAACACGTTCAACCCGATGACCAAGAAGCTGATCTCTGCGGCCATCGAAGGTAACGCGCCGTTCGTTGGTGCTCTCAATGGTATCCAAGAGGTTCCCCTTCGGATCAACCGTCCGGTCCTCGAAGCCCTCACGTTCTGTCACGACATGCGTATCCCTGTAGGGAAGCTGCCGGGTCCCCGAAAGGCTGTACCGAAGGATGCTGAAGACAAGGTGAAGTGGGGTATCCGCAAGGACAACAAGATTTCCAACGCGAAGCATGCGGTGGTGTCGAGGGACCTTGAGGAAGCCAAGCTACTCGCTGATGTTGAAAGGTTCTTCGAGCCCCATGTTTTGGATTGGCGTAGTCGTGTGTATGCAAAACCCGGCTTCAACCATCAGCGTGCTGACTACTGCAAGGGTCTCTTCGAATTTGCAGATGGTGAAGTTCTGAATGAGACCGGCGTAAAGTGGCTGAAGTGGAACGTAGCTACGACTTTCGCTATCAAGATTGACGGGCGTGCGCTCGACAAGATGCCCTTCACGGCTCGTGTCAAGTGGACCGAGGACAACCTTGAGATGATCAAGTCGATCGCAAAGGACCCTATCGCCTCCATGGACCTCTGGAAGATCGCGGACTCCCCGTTCTGCTTCCTGGCTGCTTGCGTGGCTTTGGCGGGCTACCTGAAGGACCCCACGGGCTACCGTTGCCACCTTCCTATCGCCATTGATGGGTCGTGCTCGGGTATTCAACACTTCTCGGCAATCATGCGGGACGCTGACGGGGGTGCTCTGGTCAACCTGACGCCCTCGGAACTCCCTCAGGATGTCTACGCGGCTGTAGCGGCTATCTCGGGTCCCTTGGTCGAAGCTGACCTGAACCACGAGGACGAGAAGATCCGTGGGTTTGCACAGTTGTGGTCCTCCTACGGTATCGACCGTAAAGTGACCAAGCGCAACGTGATGACCTATGGGTACGGCTCGGAAGTCTCGGGCTTCGCTGATCAGTTATACGAGGACATCATGGCGATTGACGACGCTTCCCGGGCACACTTCGGGGTTACCAAGGACAACTGGTTGGAGATGATGGAGGTAGCTCGCTATCTGGCGAACCACAACATGACTGGCATCAAGCAGACCGTTAAGGGTGCTCCGCTGGTCATGGAACTCCTGAAGGCTATCGCTGGTGTTCTGTCGAAGGCAAACCTTCCGGTGCGCTGGACTACGCCTATGGGCTTCCCGGTGCTGAACGCTTACTACAAACCGACCTTCCAACAGATCAAGACGCTGTTATGGAACAAGGCCCTGAACGTAGCTGTTCGGTACGACCCGAAGGTCCAGACGGGGTTCTCTAAGGACCTTAACGGCCACAAGCAACGAAGTTCCGTCAGCCCAAATTTTATCCACTCATTCGATGCGGCGCACCTCCAGCTTGTAGTTTTAAATTCCAAGAAAGACGGAATTGATAACTTTTTGTTGATCCACGATTCGTTCGCAGCATTACCGAACCAGATGGACAAGTTCTCGATGATCGTGCGTAAAAGCTTGGTCGATATGTACGAAGGACGTGACCCGCTGGAAGACATTCTGCTGACGGCCCGTGCTGACCTGATTGTCACTGGCGAGTCCACCCAAGATGAAGCTGAGGCCAAGAAGATCGCCAAGCTCATCAAGGAACTGGACAAACTGATGGTTCCCCCTCGTGGCGCCTTGGACTTAAGCAGCATCCTCGAGTCCCAATACGCTTTCGCTTAGTTTCTGCACAACACACCACAGCACAACATTGAGGCCCTACGGGGCCTTTTGTCATTTCTAGACACCCAAAGGAACCCACATGGCTAAGGCCGTCAAGCAGGAACAGGAACTAGAGGTACGCACGGTAGTAACGCAAGAGGAAGCGGTGGTGCTCACGCTGTCCATCAAGGAAGCACAGACCGTTGCGGATGTCCTTCTCATGGTTGGTGGCTGCCCTATGGGCTCCCGGCGCAAATACGCAGACCACGTACGACAGGCCCTTGCGTGCGCTGGTATCAGTTCTGAATACACCCACATTACCAGCTACCAGCCATCAGACGTGGATTACGAATCCTCCATCTATTTCAAAGACTCCCTAGATGTTTGATGAAACCGAAGACGTCCTCGAAGACGAGTTCCTCGAGGACTACACCCCTCTCGATGTAGCAGCAGCCCTTATGGCCTCTGGGTACGACATGAACGCGTATGACGGCCGCTCCCCTTTGTTTGACCCTTACTTTGAAGATTGAGAAACATGAAGAATTACACCAGCCCTAAGGGCGTCGCTGGCTTCACGAGCCTTAACCGCGCTGACACGAAGTATGACAGTGATGGCGTCTATCACACGAAGCTCACGTTCCCGAGCCGTGAGGCTATTGAGGAACTTGAAGACCTCATGAAAGAAGAGGCCCTTGAGGAACTCGGTAAGGCGAAGGCTGCGAAGGCAGTCCTCCCGATCAAAGAGAACGAAGACGGTACGGTTACCGTGAAGTTCAAGAGCAAGAAGGCCCCGAAGTTCTTTGACGGTAAGGGCAATCCTGTCCGCGATACCGAAGACATGAACATCGGTGGCGGCTCGGTCCTGAAGATCAAAGGTGCAGCAAAGGGTTATGCCAATGGTTCGAACATCGGCGTGACCCTGTATATCAACTCGGTCCAGGTCATCAAGTACGAAGAGTACAGCGGTGGTGGCTTCGATGCTGACGATGAGGCTGAGTACGTTGCGAGTGCTGACCGTGGTAGCAAGAAGGCCAGCAAGCAAGAGGAAGAAGAAGCTGACGAAGACGTGAACTTCTGATGAAGCGCTCATGGCTCACCAAGAAGAACCATGGGCTTAAGGTGAAGCAAAAGTTGCGTAGTGGTCTCGAAGAGAAGATCGCAGCGCAACTTGATGAAGCGGGTATGGCATACGAGTATGAAACTCAGAAGCTTGAGTACGTAATCCCGCACTCCTACAAACCTGATTTCATTCTAAGAAATGGGATCATTGTGGAGGGCAAGGGTCTTTTTGACTCAGCAGATCGCACCAAGCATCTGGCAGTTAAAGCAGCCCATCCCGATAGGGACATCCGCTTCGTCTTCTCCCGCAGTTCCAGTCCCTTATACAAGGGTTCCAAGTCTACCTATGCCTCCTGGTGCGAGAAGCACGGCTTCCTTTATTCCGACAAGGTTGTCCCTGAGGCTTGGCTTAAAGAAGAGAAAAAGAAATGACCCAAGAACAGCAAATCCTTAAGCACCTTAGGAAAGCCGGTTCGATCACTCAGCGTGAAGCAATCATGGACCTCAGCGTCCAATCGCTCACTCGCCGTATCACCGAACTCCGTCAACGTGGCTTCAACATCGAAGGTATCCAGAAGACCCACCCGGTTACCGGTCAGCGTTACATGCGGTACACCTTGGGTACCCCGGAGGTCCTCTGATGAAAGTCAAGCACACGAAGAACGGCAACCTGAAGCTTACTGTGAGTCCTCAGGAAGCCGAAGCTATCCGAAGCATCCTTTTGGAGACAAGCGATCTCTATGAGCGAGAGGCGATTAGCTTCAAGAGTAGGACTCTTGGGGAAGCCTTTGACCTGCTCCTTCGAGAAGCGGGCGTTCTCGCAACGTTCTAAACACCAAAGAGAGAGAGATACAAATGAAGACCGCAGACATTGAGGTCAAGCTTCTGGATCAAATGGGAACGGACCTCAGTGTCGCTAACGTGGCACGGGTTTCCTTTGATAAGCAAAGCCCTGAGTTGTCCCCGGGTGACGTGAAGCTCATCAACTACCTCGCGACCCATGACCACTGGTCACCCTTCGCGCACTGCTTTGCATCCTTTCGGATCAAGGCACCGCTGTTCGTGGCGAGGCAACTGGTGAAGCATCAGGTTGGCCTTAGTTGGAATGAGGTGTCCAGGCGGTATGTCGATAGTGAGCCTGAGTTCTACATCCCCAAGGAACTCCGAGGACGCGCTGAGAACGTCAAGCAAGGTTCTGGCGCTGTATTGGAAAAGTCCGCTGCGTGTAGACGCTTCGTAACGATACACAGCCGAGACAGCCTGATCCTTTACAAGGACCTCCTCGATAACGGTGTAGCACCTGAGATGGCCCGAATGGTCCTCCCGCTGAACACCATGACCGAATGGATTTGGTCGGGTTCCCTCATGGCCTTCGCTCGCGTCTGTAAGCAACGTCTCGATCCCCACGCTCAGTACGAGTGCCGTCTGGTTGCTGAACAACTGGATGAACGGCTTCGTTGGGCTTTCCCTGAATCTATGGCTGCACTTCTGGATAACTAGTATGCGCAAAGCAAAACTGACAGTGGACTTCAGTGAGGTCGATGGCCCCGCATGGGCCTTAGGGGCAACCGTGGAAGTAACCAGGGTGCTCGAGGGGATCCTTGGGACCTCTTACATCATTAAGGCTGCTGATGGATCCACAGGCCTTGTGTATCCCCGTGAACTTGAGTTCGTAGGAAACGATTGAGATGGAACGCGAAGAGTCCTCACTGATTCGCAAGGGACCGTGCGATGCGTGCGGCTCTAGCGATGCAAATGCCCTGTACTCCGACAACCATACACACTGTTTCAGTTGTGGGCATCGGGAACGCGGGGATGGCGAAGTACATACGAAAGGAAGAAAGAAAGTGGCTGCAAATCTGGACGAGTATTCCAATGCCGAAGTTCAAGGCATCCCTCCGCGTCTGATCAGTGAGGAAACCTGCCGCCAGTTCGGTGTTCGTATCGGCCAGTACGCAGGCAAGAAGGCTCACTTCTATCCGTACATCAAAGACGGCGAAGTGGTTGCCTGTAAGGTCCGTGGTGCCAACAAGGAGTTCTCCTTTATTGGTGACGCGAAGCACCCTCCTATGTTCGGTCAAAACCTGTGGGACAAGGGTAAGAAGATCGTTTTGTGCGAAGGCGAAGTCGATTGTTTGACCATTTCACAGTTGCAGGGGGGTAAGTGGCCGGTGGTGTCGGTACCTAACGGCGCCCAAGGAGCCAAGAAGGACGTGGCGAGGCAGATGGAGTTCTTCGAGAAGTTTGAGGAGATCGTCATCATGTTCGACATGGATGAACCCGGGCGGGAAGCAGCGAAAGCGGTGGCAGACCTGTTCCCCCCGGGTAAGGCGAAGATCGCCTCATTGCCCCTGAAGGACCCCAATGATTGCCTGAGGGCCGACAAGGGACAGGAGGTCATTCAGGCCATATGGAACGCGAAGGCGTATAGGCCCGACGGGATCGTAGGTATCTCTGACCTTTACGAGGAACTGGATCGTGAGATCGAGAAGGGGCTACCGTGGTTCCTTCCTAAGTTGACAGAGTTGACCCATGGTCGCCGATGGGGCGAGGTCTATGGTTGGGGCGCAGGTACTGGCATTGGAAAGACTGATGTCTTCACGCAGCAGATTGCCTTCGATGTGACCGAGTTGAACCAGAAGGTCGGGCTGATCTTCCTGGAGCAACAGCCCAAGGAAACCGCAGCACGCGTAGCTGGCAAGGTGAAGGGTAAGAGGTTCCATGTTCCCGATGCCAATTGGACCCGCGAAGAACGCCTCGAGGCCGTTAAGGAACTAGAGGGCAAGGTGTTCCTCTACGATTCCTTCGGGGAGACCGCGTGGGACGTTGTGGCAGCCAAGATTCGCTACATGGCCCACGCTGAGGAAGTCCGCATCTTCTATGTGGATCACCTTACTGCCATGGCGGATACCGCAGATGAGCGTGGTTCCCTCGAGCAAATCATGAAAGAAATGGCAGGGCTGGCTCAAGAGCTACGGGTCATCATTCATTTCATCTCGCACCTTAGCACTCCTGAGGGCAAGAGCCACGAAGAAGGTGGTCATGTGTCCATCAAGCACTTCAAGGGAGCACGGGCAATCGGCTTCTGGTCATTCTTCATGTTCGGTCTCGAGAGAAACCAGCAGGCTGAGGATGAAGAAGAACGTAGCACTACGACCCTGAGGGTTCTGAAGGACCGCTATACCGGGCAGGCAACTGGTGCCCTGATCCGCCTTGGGTACGACCGGATCACTGGGCGTCTCTATGACAAGCAAAGTGACTTCACGCCTGAGGCTGACCCTAATGCGTATACGTTCTAAAGATGTTTGGTTCGCTTGGTATCCGGTGCTGACAGAGCAGCGTAAGTGGGCGTGGTTGAGAAAGGTAGTCCGGGTGTGGAACCCGCAAGCTCGCCTCGTTTTTCTAACTAGTTATGACCCTGGTGATTATGAGGGCGCATGGGAGTACCACGGATGACCGTAAAAATCGTAGTGCCCGTTAGCGGTGGGAAAGACTCGCAGGCCTGCCTCGAATTGGCACTGGATGAATATGGTCCTGAGGCTGTCCGAGGGCTGTTCTGTGACACGCAGTTTGAGCACCCTTTCACGTATGAGCATGTCGAATGGATGCGCAAGCACTATGGCGTCCAGATAGACAGCATCACAGGTGGGAGCGTTCCTGAGAAGGTGCGTAAGTACCAGAGGTTCCCCAGTGGTACCGCAAGGTTCTGCACGGACGAACTGAAGATGCGCGTTACCCGTGATTACCTCAGGACCCTAGCTGAAGCTCAGGGTGGCGTAGAGGTCTGGTACGGGATGCGCAGTGGTGAGAGCCACGCACGGGCTACCCGGTACTCAGGGAGGCTGGCTGAGGACCTCTATGAACCGCACGAGGTTTTCCCTAAGAAGTACCCGAAGGTCCTAGGGAAGCTAGGTGTCCGCTTCCGTCTGCCGATCCTCGATTGGAGTGAGCAAGAAGTGTTCGCCCTGTTGGATGGGCGGGAGAGTCCTCTGTATGCAGCAGGCTTCACTCGCGTCGGATGCTTCCCCTGTCTCGCCGCTGGTGATGCTCACAAAGAGAAGGCGTTCAAGTACGACGAGGCTGGGCGTAAGCACCACCTGATTACACAGATTCTCTCCGCTGAGACCGGCAAGAGTGTCTGGACTTCCAAGGGCGGTAAGGCCCGTAACGAATCACCGGGCTGCGCTATCTGCAGCATTTAAAGAGAGAGAACCATGTTTGAACCTGAAGTAATCCGCCTGACCTCCGAGGGCCTCGAGACCATCTACGAATTCGAGAAGACCCATACGTTGTACATCGAGCAAGCGGGGTTCCAATGGGGCACATGGGACGCGGTGGCCTTGGATGTTGATGCTACCCGAGTCTTGTATGAGGCCCTGAAGAAACGCTTCGAGGGGAATGCAGATGCCTTGTGACCTCCCAATCCTCATCGCTCTACTACTGGGTTCCCTCGGGATCGTAGCGGTCTTCGTGGGCCTCATTCATTACTACGCTGACATGCTGGACAAGGCCTTCAACGTGGACGAGTACCTCGAAGACCCTGAACATTAAATAAGGAACTGTATGCGCGTAACTCTGTTCGATCTCGAGAGTGATGGACTCTTGCAAGACGTATCGAAAATCCATTGCCTCTCTGTGAAAGATCTTGAAACAGGGGAGCGCCGTAGGTTCACTCCGAAGAACATCGAAGGCGGGATTCACTTCCTTCAGAAGGCCGCAGACGAAGGTATCATCGCAGGTCATAACATCATTGGGTACGACCTAGCTGTGATCCAGAAGCTGTTCCCCTGGTTCACTGTGGAACGCACCAAGGTAATCGACACCCTCGTAATGTCCCGCCTGTTCTTCCCCGACCTGATCAACCGCGATGGTGGTCACATCAAGGCCGGTGTGCTCCCGAGTTCCCTTGTAGGTGCCCATAAGCTAGAGGCTTGGGGTTATCGCTTGGGACTCCAGAAAGGTGAGTATGCAACTGACTTCAGGAACCAGTGGATCGAGAGGAACGTAGGGGTTGCCCTTGAGGAACACCTTGCGACCCTGACGCCCAAGGCTGCCGAGAAGCTGGATCAAGCAGCGTGGATTGAGACCTGGGGTAAGCAGAACTACCCTGAGGGCCTTGAGTGGTCCGAGTACAGCGACAGCATGGGTGACTACTGTGACCTCGACGTTGATGTCACCGAGGCTCTGTACAACAAGCTGGTAGGCATGGAGTACGCACAGGAAGCTATCGACCTGGAGCACGCTGTCCGCTGGTACTGCTCGATGATGGAGCGCAGCGGGTGGCCTTTTGATGTTCAGGCTGCTGCCAAGCTGTACGCGACCCTTGCTGTAGAGCGGGACGCCATTCGTCAGTTGATGATGGAGACCTTCCCTCCCCTCGTGGAAGAACGTTGGTCCCTGAAGACTGGTAAGCGCCTGAAGGACAAGGTTACCGAGTTCAACCCAGGTAGCCGTGATCAGATCGCGCATCGCCTGAAGGTCAAGTACGGGTGGGAACCTAAGGCCTTCACGCCTGCAGGGAAACCTCAGGTTGACGAAACGGTCCTTGAGAAGCTTGAGTACCCAGAGGCCCAGGTCCTCGCTCAGTACTTCCTATTGGAAAAGAGGATCGGCCAGTTGGCTGAGGGTGATAAGGCGTGGCTGAAGCTCGAGCACAAAGGCCATATCCATCACTCCATCAATACAAACGGTGCGGTTACAGGCCGCTGCACTCACTCGTGGCCCAACATTGCCCAAGTACCTTCTGTGTCCGCTTTGTGGGGCAAAGACTGCCGAGCGCTTTTCACTGTGCGCCCTGGATTCAAGCAAGTGGGAGTGGATCTATCCGGGATCGAACTGCGTTGCCTTGCCCATTACATGGGTCAATGGGATGGCGGGGAGTACGGACGAATAATCCTTGAGGGGGACATCCACACTGTTAATCAACTTGCTGCTGGTCTCCCTACTCGGGACAACGCAAAAACTTTTATCTACGGCTGGTTATATGGGGCCGGAGACGCAAAGATCGGCTCCATCGTTGGTGCTGGTGCGAAGCGTGGCAAGGAGTTGAAAGAGTCCTTCCTAGAGAAGCTCCCTGCCCTTGGGAAGCTTAAGAAAGCTGTCGACAAAGCAGCAGACCGTGGGTACCTCATCGGTCTCGATGGTCGTCGCGTCCCTGTTCGTCATAAGCATGCGGCCTTGAACACCCTGCTCCAAGGTGCTGGTGCTGTCATTGCGAAGCGTTGGCTACTGGAGGTCTGCATGGAAGCGGAGGCCCGTGGGTACAAGTACGGGTGGGATGGTGACTGGACCTTGATGGGCTTCATACATGATGAACTTGCGATTGGTGCCCGCGAGGGTCTCGAGGATGAGATCGGAAAGATGGCCGTCGAGTGTGCAAAGCGGACAGGCGAGTACTTTAAGTTTAAGTGCGCGGTTGATGCTGAGTACAAGACTGGTTCAAATTGGTCGGAGACTCATTGAAATGGGACGACCTGCAATTGCACTTCGCTTCGTGGAACTGGATGAAGGCTGTCTGGTTCCCCTCAACATCCGAATGAACCAAGACGGGTACTTCAGGAAGCGCTGGTCCGGTGAGGCTGAAATGTTCCACCGGTTCATCTGGCGTGCCCGAAAGGGGCCAATCCCTGAAGGCTTCGAGATCAATCACCTGTGCGGTAACCGAGCCTGCCAGAACGTGGAGCACCTTGAGTGTATCGACGGCTCTGAGCATGCGGTGAAGACCAACCTAGAGCGCTACGCCCACATCAACGCAGAGGCCCGGAAGTATTGGGAAGAGACGGGCTGTAACGGGGCAACGCTCGCACGTATCTACGGCCATGTGGCGTACCTCTGGATTCGCAAGTGGAAAGCTGATGATCACTGAGGTCCTCATGAAAGCTTGGACGGACCCACCGTTCGTCAAGGGCAACTTTGCTCGACAACATGCTCACGAGGTAGCTGCGGCTGCTTCGTTGGGCCTAATTACAACCGAGGTAACCCAAGGGACCTTCGGGGTCCAATGGCTTATCACACAAGAAGGCTTGGCGGTACTGAATGGCTAAAGGTCCCAACGTAGCAGTAACCCCGTACCTCTATGGGGACATGCTGTACATCAGCGTGGAAGTGGACGGAGTGGAGTACGAGTTCGAAGAGAAGCTGGAGACACTATTCAAGGTGACCGCTGAGACCATCGACCCCTATGACCTCGAGCAAGAACAAGAAGCACTGACGCTGATCTTCGCCCTTGAAGATGGCACAAGACAAATCAATGATGCCCTCGGGGCTGATGAACAGGAGTTTGAAGAATGAGTAAGTTTCAAGTTGGTGATCGCGTTGAATTCATCGAAGACTACAACGACAACTGCTTTGTGGGTACCCAAGGGACCATCACGTATGTGGCTGATTTCGATGATGCACCGGGGGATCGTTTGGTGACCGTGGAAGTCGAAGGACTCGGGGGCATTGGCGTCTATGACAAGCGTCTGAAACACCTCGAGGCCACCCCGGTACCCAAGGAATTCCGCTTCTTCCGCCGTAGTGACGCAGCGATCTCCCAAGAACCCTACGATACCTTCGAGGCCGCTCTGGCTGGATGGAAGGCTTTCGCTCAGGACGGTCAGGAAGTGGAGATCATCGAAGTGGTTAGCCATGGGACCTATAAGGCAACCCTGAAGATCGAGGAAGCCTGATGCTCCTCTTGATAGATGCCGACATCCCGTGCTATCGGGCTGCTGCAGCTTGCGAGACGGAGATCATGTGGGACGAGGATACGTGGTCGATCTATACGGACATCGCCAAGGCCAAGGAACTCTTCGTCAAGTACATCGACAAGTTCGTGGCTGATACCGGCTGCGATGAACTGAAGCTCTGCTACACATCCTCGGAGAACTTTAGGTCCAAGGTGTACCCGGAGTACAAGGGGAACCGCAAGTCACGCAAGCCGGTTGGCTATGGTGCCCTGAAGGAATGGTCGAAGGAACTCTACCCGCACTTCGAGAAGCCTACGCTGGAAGCTGACGACTGCATGGGAATCCTTGCGACCAAGTTCAAAGGGAAGACGATGATCGTCACCATGGACAAGGATCTCAAGACAATCCCTGGGACCCTCTGGCACCTGAACCAGAAACTTGATGGCAAGAAGCTCCAGGTATCCGAGAAGGACGCCTGGGCGTGGTTCTTGACCCAAGCTCTGACTGGTGACGTGACCGATGGGTTCCCTGGGTGTCCTGGGGTTGGCCCGGTGTCCGCAAAGAAACTCTTGGATACCAAGGGCTACGTGTGGGAGACCGTCAAGCAAGCCTACATCAAAGCGGGCCTCACCGAAGAGGACGCACTAACCCAAGCTCGTTGTGCCCGAATCCTCCATGAGAGTGACTGGGACTTCGATAAGAACGAGGTGAAGCTTTGGAAACCGTAATCAAGACCGGCGGTGCCTTCATGGCCCATTGTAATGACTGCGGGTATGCACAGACGTACAAGGCGGGGGCGCTGGTCCCCTGCCCTCTGCACTGCCCGAGGTGCAACACCCGCATCGCAGACATCATGGACTTAGCAAAAATGAACACGAAGGCGTATTTCGGTCCTGCTATGGGGCATCCGTCGCACGACCCCCGCCAGGGAAGGGTTGCGATCCCCGCAGAAGTAAAGCCCACGAACCCCAAGCAAGCCTACGGGGACAAGAAGCCTCCGGTCCACCTGATCCACCAGATCGCTGAACTCCACGAGAGCGCAGCCCTACACAGTGGTCGTCGGAAGTATGGCGAGAACAACTACATCGCAACTGAAGTAGAGGCAATGACCTATGTCGGTGCGATGCTTCGTCACATCAAGGCGTGGGTCTCAGGTGAACGCGTGGACCCCAAGGAACTCGTGCATCACCTTGGAGCCGTCAAGGCATGCGCAACGATCCTGCTGACCTGTGAGGCTACGGGAATGATGGTCGACAACCGCCCGGTAATTGGTGGTCAAGACGTGCAGTTCCAAGAGCGACGTGAGTACCGCACGGCAACCGCAGAGGCCCTCAAGGAAGTCGAGGCGACCATCGAGCACCTGAACAAGCTCTACCCGAGTCCCAAGTGACCTACCGTTGCTGGTGGTGTTCCCGAGTGATTCCCCTCGGGACCCAGTGCTGTAACCCGAAAGACAAACACTTTATTACGAGAGAGAGATGAACGGATTCAACCTGTACCAAGAGGAAGCCATGAGTTTCCGCCTTCCTTCGGCAACCACGGAATACGCCCTCTTGGGCCTCCCTGCTGAGGTGGGTGAAGTGTGTGGCTACATCGCAAAGAGTATCCGCGACGATTACCCACTGGATGCCAAGGTAATCAAGAAGGAACTTGGTGACATCCTGTGGTTCGTTGCTGCCATCGCTGCGGATGCTGGTCTGAGCCTCGGTTCCATCGCTGAGGGAAACATTGAGAAGCTGAGTAGCCGAAAGGACCGTGGGGTCCTTGGTGGCTCGGGAGATGATCGGTGACTACAGAAATCAAGTCGCACCTTCTGGTTGCTGTGGAGACCCTAGAGGAACTCAAAGAGGACTCACTGTTCCTTGAGTGCCTCCGCATGGCTGGTGTGGACAACTGGGAAGGCTACAGTTACGCCCACGGTATCTACCGTGAAGCTACCGGTTCCGAGGGGCTACAGTGAAACTCTCACGCAGTCACATTGAGATCAACGAGGGTGGTTACATCTGTGGGGTCACTTGGGTCCGTGGCTTCTTCATTGACGCGTGGTTTCGACTCCCATTCAAAGGTTGTCGGTCCCATCGGTACACAAGGTTTTCCAAGAGTGCTCGGCACACAACGTTCACCAATAGGTTCCTGAAATGAAACTCATCATCCGAATCACCGGAGAGCACCCGCACGTCTTCGATGCCCCTGAGTGGGATTGGAGCTTCGGGGATAACTGGTTGGATGTGTGGAGCGTGCACGGCAAGAAGGTCTACCGCTATCCGTACACCACGATCTACCTAACCGAGGTCATCTCAGCATGAAACTCCGAGGCGACCACAATCAATGCCCTCAGTGCCACGAGTACTTCAACAGTACCGCAGCCTTCTCGAAGCACCGCGTAGGTGAGTATGGGGTCCCTCATGATCCCCGTAGGTGCCTGAAGGTCTCCGAGATGGTATCTAAGGGTATGGCAAAGAACTCCGAGGGCTGGTGGGTGACCAGTCTTCGCAACCCAGTGCAGGAGGAAGTGTGAGCAACGGTTCATCCAAGAACGACATCACCATGGACACCATGAGAACCCGAGGTCCCTCTGAGGCTTACGATGAGGGTTGGGCGAGGATCTTTCGGAATAAAGCCCCGCAAGCCGAGTGCGCACCGCGTGAGGCGCAGCCGGACGATGATGGCAACTGCAAATCCTGCGTAGGTGACAAGTGTACGACAGCAAAAAACTGCGTGACGCTAGGTTGGGATGCGTATGAGTGCAACCCCTGCAAAGGCACCGGGTATCTTCCGGACGGCAATCATTGCCAGTGGTGTGCCGTAGACACAGCACCTACGCCTGAGCGTGCGGACGCCGACACAGCGGGGGCGAAGCGGTTCAAGCGCTACGACTGGAACGGGCAAGAGAACGAGTACGGCGCACTGGTTTTCTTCGCCGATGTGCTTGAGGCGCTTTCAATTGTTGATGAAACCGCAGCAGGAGCGAGTGAGCGTGCGGACGCCGGGAAGGATGCGGCGCTGTCAAGTGGACGGATAGACGAAATCGCAAATGAGCACTTCATGCCTAGTAATAATCTGACGCGCCATCAATGGCAGTCATTCGCCCGCGCAATCCTAACCGCGAACAAGGAGCCGAAGTAAGTATTACCCCCTACCCTAACCGGTGGGGATTTTTTTCGATCGTATTGCTTGCACAAGATTACACACTCTTGTAGTATCTTTCATATACCAACACGGGAGTACACGATGAAAGCCCCGAGCACCCTTAAGGAACTGCTGCAGACCGCCAAGAAACCGCTGTGGCTCGGCAAGGCCTACTGCTCTACCGCGATCACGAACGTAGAGGCTTTCATCGCCTGCGTGGGTGACCTCCCGCTCAAGGATGTCAAGACGATCCACATCGACGCCTTCGTGGATTCCATGGAAGGTGTTCTGAAGGACAGCACGATCAACCGCAAGCTCACCAATGTCCACTCGGTCCTGAAGTACGCCCACGACCGCGACTGGATCGTCAAGCTCCCGAAGATCACCTGGAAGTCCGAGGACAACTCTCGGGTCCGTTGGATCAGTGAGAAGGAAGAAGAGACGATGCTGGCCCTGCTGAACCAGTGGGGTGAGCACGAGATTGCCCGGTTCATCACGGTCCTGATCGACACCGGGATGCGCCGTGGGGAACTGCTGGCCCTGAAGGAAAAGGATGTGGACGGCGACTGGATTCGCTTGTGGACCTCGAAGACCAAAGGTGCCCGGTCGATTCCCCTTTCAGAAAGGGCTAAGGCTTCCCTACAAAAAGGTACGTTCGATGTCAACCTTGGACACCTCAGGTCCGTTTGGAGTCGTCTGAAGGAATCCATGGGTCTCCAAGGTGACGATGATTTTGTCCTGCACACCCTGCGGCATACGGCCGCAACGAGGACTCTGGCGAAGACCAAGAACGTTGTGGTTGTCCAAAAGCTCCTCGGGCACAAGAACGTAAAGACCACGCTGCGGTACGCGCATTTGTCTGATGATGAGTTGTTGGCCGCAGTTCGGTAAACGCTACATACTTCATACGAAACAGTAGACAAAAACGCCACATTGCACCAAAAAAAGATGCACACGTTTGCGAAGACGGTCGTAAGATTCAGTTCCCCAATATGAAACAACATGTAACGGACTCGGTAGAAATGACAACAATCCTCACCGCCCAATTTGCTGATGGTGGTTCGCTGGTCCTCTCTGGAACCGCTGAGATCGGTTACACGATCCATGGCTTAGGCTTACCGTCTTTGCCC